GAAGCCGAGTTGAAGCGCGAGAAGTTTGAGCGCGAAGTGGAGATCATGGAGCAGGAGGGCTACCGCATCCCAGACTCACAGCGCGAGGCGCTTGTCGGTCAGTTGCAGGCCTCTCGTAACCCAGTTGCTCTCCTTGAGTCATGGCGCGACCTGTTCGCCCGCGACCCAATCGGAACCAAGATTGATATGAGCCGAGCAGCCCTGCCGCGTGGCATGGACATTGGTGACGTTGGCTCACTCGTCAAGCAATTTGCTGGCAAGCCTGAAGAGTTTGCAAAGGCAATTAACGCCCGGATGAAGGGCTAAAAAGGAAACAACAATGCTTCAATTCTCGCCGAATCTCATTGCTTCTACTGACATTAACCCCTTCCGACTCTGTAAGGCTTCGACAACTAACTTCGGTGGAGCGCCCGCAACGGCAGTCACCGATTACGTTGTTGGCGTGACCGACGGCTCAACCCGTCGATTCGACGCTACCGTCCATGCAGCATCGGCTACCTCTGACCCGATTTCCCTTCAGCCATCGAACTGCGTGCAGATCGAAGCTGGTGCAGCAATCGCTACCGCTGGCATTGGCTTGATCCCAACAACGGGCGGCAAGGCAATCACGGTAACTAGCGGCAATATGCCGATGTTCGTTTCCCTTGAACCTGCCGCCGCTGATGGCATCATCTTCTGGGCTTACCGCCTTCCCGCAACCAAGACAATCGCTTAATTAGCACTCGAAAGGAGGTCATCAAATGGCCTATGTAACAGTCGGAGGCGGTCTAAACACTTACGTCCCCTCCACCAACGCGCTCGCAACTGGCGCTCTCCAAGTTGAGTTCACCCGTGCGGTGAATTCGTTTGCCATCACCCGTTATGCTCAAATCGTTGCCTGCAATCAGCAGACGGGGTATTACCTGCGTCTTGATTCGGACGACAATGTCCGCGTGACCGACGTTAACGAATTCGCTTGGCCTCTTGGTAACGACCGCCCGGTCGGCAAGATGAACCAGCACGATTTCGTTACCTTCACGGCTCAACGCTTTGCCTTCCCGTTCTACATTCCGAACGAGACAGTCAAGCAAGCCGCGTGGGACATCGTTGCCCAGCACGCTCGCAGCAAGGCACAGCTCGCTATGACCGCTCGCTCCATGCGAACGGCTACCGCGCTGACCAACACCGCAGCACAGACGGCGTTTAACACCGCTGGCAACTACTTTGCAAACGGAACCGCTACGGCGGCAGGCGGCCCGTGGACTACCGCAGGTAGCCCAGACAACCGCATCCAGAAGGGCATTCAGCAGGCACTTCAGCGCATCTCGCTCGCTACTGGCGGCGCGGTTCGTAGTGAAGATATCAACATGGTGATTAGCCCAACGATTGCAAACTCCATTTCCCAGACTTCCGAAGTTCGTGACTATGTCAAGAACTACCCGGCTGCTCTGCCGTTCCTTCAGGGTTCGGACATCTTTAGCCGTTACGGCCTTCCGCCAAATCTGTTCGGCGTTTCGGTTGTTGTTGACGACTCGGTCAAGGTGACAAGCCGCAAGGGCGCAGCCTCGACGACTCGTTCGTTCGTCTACGGTAACTCGGCAGTCTTCTTGAGCCGCCCCGGTGGCTTGATGGGTGTCGAAGGTTCGACCTCGTTCAGCACTTGCCAGATCTTCGCCTTTGAAGATATGACAGTTGAGAACTGGGACGATCCGAAGGATCGCCGTATTGAAGGCCGCGTCATTGACAACAGCACCTCCGAACTGGTTTCCCCAGTCTCTGGCGTTCTTGTTCTTGATGTCACAGCCTGATTAGTCAGCCTCTCAGGATGAGGGCGGTGGGGACTTCGGTTCCCACCCCCCTCTCTAGGCGGAACCTATGACCGCATACGCCACCTACGCCGATTTGGAAGCCGCGCTCGACGCTCAGATCATTGCACAACTGTGCAGCGACCTCGGCAGTCCTATGCTCGGCTCCAACCCGGTGACTACGCACGCGCTAGAACGCGCTACGGGCATCGTGCAGGCGTACACGCGTGTAGGCAACATCTACACCGATTTGGATTTGACGACGCTCTCCGCGGCTCACGACCCTCTGCTGATGACGCTCGTTGTTGACTTGGCGGTTGAGGCGCTCTTTCAGCGCCGCGCCATGAAGATCACCCCAGCCGTTGAGCAGCGTCTAAAGCAGGCGTACTCAATGCTGGAAGCACTCCGGGACGGGAAGATGATATTCGGGACGGTCGCCAAGGCGGCTAGTGCCGGGTTACCCGAAGTGCAAGCTACGCCAACGATGACCAACGCTTGGTACAACGGCGTAAGCACGAGCGCTTTCTTCCGCCCTCGCCTCCCGAACACGATGCCGGGGAACTGACGTGGAGCCGTGGCGCAAGAGAATCAGCAAGGCACTTGCCAACGATGCAATCCGTAACGGCATTGCGGCGGCTATTGCGTCTTACGCAAAGCAGCACATTGCAAAGAGCGAAGGGCGCGGCCCGAACGGGGAGACGGTCGCCCTCGCGGCGCTCAAGCCCATGTCTGGCGAGTTCTGGACGACCAAGAAGCCCCGGGAGGGCGAGGTTGCCAGCGCGACCCGTCAAGTCCTCAAGGCGGTCAGCCGTAAGAAGAAAGACGGCTCGGTCGTTGTGAAGAACGTCATGGTCACCGAGTACAAGATGTCCGGGCAGTCCTACCGGAACGGTGGGCAGCCTCTCCGCGACACGGGAAACCTACTGCGGTCGATTGGGGCGAAAGCCGAGCAGACTGGCCCCGCCCGCCTCTCCGTGACCATGTCGGGCGCTATCTATGGCATCTACCATGAGAAGGGCTTCTCAACTGACGGCCCGAACTTCATCCCGCTGACTCGCAAGGGCAAGCGCACCCATGCGACCGGGGCGAACCCCAACACCGAGAACCTGTCGCGGGGCAAGGATTACGTCATGGCGTGGGGCGGCGTAGACGTTCCCGCTCGTCCGTTCCTTGTTCCGACCGCCGTGGAATTTAGTGCCATAGGCAAAACCATTAGAATCGGTCTAGCAAAGATCCTCAAAGGAAAACTCAAGTAATGGCAACCGCAATCTTCGTCGCTGGCCCAACGTCTATTTATGTCAATGTCGGCGCTGGCTATGTTGAGCTAGGCTTGACCGACAACGACAACCTGCCGCAAGTCTCCTACTCGGACAACATCCATGAGATCAAGACCGTTGCGTCGGGTGCGACCCCGGAGGTGATGGTGGTACAAAACACGAGCGCGACGATCACCGTCACGCTGGTCAAGTGGGATGCGTCGGTCTTGACAAGCCTTCAGGTGCGCCAGCGCGGTGCGGCGTACACCTCGACCGTTGGCCGTCTCTTGGTTGGCGATAGCGGCACGTTTGGAGTTCAAATTGACCCAGCGACGGCTGGCAAGACGGGCTACACCTTTGGGCGTTGCTACTTGATGGGTGACGCAATCGCGCACTCGCAATTCGGCAACGTCGAGCAACGTATGGGTTTGACCTTCCGCGCCATTCCAGACGGTAGCAATTTGCTCGCCGCCTCTTATACTTCCTGACATGATCGACCTTACCCCAGATACCGACCCGCTTCTCTTCCGCGTAGAAATCCCGTCCGGCGCGTTGGTGGTTCAATGGAACGAGGCGCTCGCCGCATTGAGCGGGAAGCAAGACGGGCAACCGCAAGTCGCGGATGTCGCAGCAGCCTTACGAAAAGTAGCACGCTCGCCCGAAGTAGCTGCTAACGCGTCGGACGAGATCTTGTTTGCAGTCTTTGCTCGCATGGGTAAGGCGGTTGAGCAGGCGGGAAAATAACAAGGGGGGTTGCCCAATTCTTGGCAACCTACGGACGGCTCCCCTCAGACTTTGACGGACTAACAGCAATGGGACTCGCGCAGAACATCCCCATGATTGAAGCGCGACACGCGCTCATGCTCGCGCAGGGTATTGCTATTGCGTTTGGGTCGCCCGAGCTGACGGAACACACGATCCGAACCGCTACCGGGGACAACGATCTTGCCTTCCGCGTTCGCATGAGTATGGAACACAACAAGGCGGCAAACCAATGACCGTGCAAAGTAACGCGGGCATCTGGCTTGCGCTGCGTGACGAGATCCGTAATTGGATGTCTACGAGCGGCTACGGGGATGCCGTCTATGTGGTGGAGAAGCCCGGAGACGAGATGCTTGCCCAGTATGCGGTACAGATTGTCCCAAGCGGAGACGCTGCCCTGCACCCTCGTAGCGGCGTTGGGCTGCTTGAATCAACGATTCAGATCACGGTCTGGTGGCGAGGCCTGTTTGACAACACCAACCGGGCTACCGAGCGCATTGCCGGGGATGAGGGAATTGAGCAATTCATTGACGGGCTACGCACGCTCCTGATCCAGAACACGCTCGGCGGTCGGCTGACCATCCCGCTCACATGGCGCAGCGGTGGGCAGATCGAGGCGGTAGACGAGGCGGTCGGCTGGATGCGTGGAACTGAGACTTTCCTGTGCGCGTTTGAAATGACATGGGAGGTTCAATAATGCAAGACCTAGGCAAGATTACCATCGACATCAACGAAGGCGGCGGGTCGTCTGCTGGCGGCGCTGCATCAAGTGCTAGTAGCGGCGGCGGCGGTGGCGGAATCAACATTCAGGCCATGATGTCAGCAGCAGCCAGCGCCCTTAGTTTCGTTGCTGGCGTTGTCAAGAAGGCATTCGACGAAGTCGCTAAGGCAGCGCGATACATCTACGACTCCTTGATGCGCTTGCATTCGTTCATCATGGGCTTTGCGGACGACATTCGTGAGTACAGTCCCGCAATTCAATTAGCGGAGCTAGGCAACGAGATGGAAATGATGGCGAAGAAGATGCGGATGAGCGCCGTAACGGGTTCGTTTGTTGCCGCTCAGATTGTGCAGTCTGGACGAGTTGAGCGAGCCATGTTGGAGATTCGCGGGTTTACGGCTTCACTTGGGGCTATCTTCCTTGAGCCAATTACCAAGGCAGTCGCCGACATCCTTGAGAACATTGTCGTTCGTCTTCCTGAAATCATTGAAGCCATCTATGAAGCTGCTAAGACAACCGGGATGATGGCCATGAAATTAGGAGAGGCCATGGTTGGAAGTTATTCACTACTTGGGGTGGGCGGAATGGGAATTGGCGCAGTTCTTATTCAACTTGGCGCTGCGGCAATCAATATTTCCAAGAACGTAAAGAAGCTAGCCGACCGCGCAGACGCGGAAATGTCCCTGTCTGACCTCAACAAACCTTTCCTAAACGACCTACGACTGATGGGGGCGCGGATCTAATGCCAACCAACGGAAGCACCTTTGTCTCGTTCACGTTTGAATCAACGACTTACACGCTTCCCTACACCAACATTTCGGCGTATGAGCATAAGCCTGTCTACGCGGAAGACGGCTACACGCTGATCCGGTACGAGGTTCATGTTGCTGGCAGCGCCTTGATTTCGGACGGCACAAACACTTACACCGACCTCGTTGCTCGATTTCAAAAAGCAACAGGACGCGTAGACAATGTCTATATCAGCGTGACAACGCCAGAGGGTACGGAAGACCTTCTCAATATCAGCCACCCCGACACCATGCGCGGGCCGCTAATGTCGCTTGCGGTGACGGAAATCAATGGCCGCCGCGCTTGTATTGTCAATTTCACGATTTCGGCGGCGTTGGCACTAGACGGAAACTCACAAGACCCAAGCCCGTACCCGATTCTTTCGCACCGCTGGACATCTCGCTTCGCTCTTGATGCTGGTGGTCATATCACGCGCACGGTGTCGGGCGTATTGGTCGTTGATCTTGCAGCAACCGGGACAACCGCTACAGCCGCCGCGAGTGGAACATCAGGAGCCGTAACCGGGAAAGCACCCTACGCGGATCTCTTTCGCCGAGCGATTCTTCCAGTTGCCCCGGGCGTAGGTAATTGGCGGCGCGAGTCTCAGACCTACGCCTACAACGAGGCGGGCAATTCGCTCATTTACGAGATCACCGATTCGCAGGCTCGGACGGCTTTACCCGATGCCGCGTTCTCCGGTTCGGCTGAATTCACCTACGAGCGGAATGCAAATATGCTTGCATGGGGGCAACTGCGTTTCTCATGCGACCTAGAGGGAGCAGTCAACGGAGATGTCCGTAGCCTGATTTGGGCGGCCGTAGTTCTTGCTCAGTCTCGCATCATCTTTGCCCGCTGCAAGATCATGCGGATAGTGGTGACCGAGCAGGATATGCTCAAGAAGGCCAAGATCCGATTTGAGATGGACGCGCTTTCCCCGGCGATTGCTACGGACGCGGCTGGCGTTTCGTCTTTTGCCGTTCCGCTTGCCCAAATTGTTGGTAAGTCTTTTGGCGTTGGTCGCACTTGCCCAGCCCTTCCTGACCCGTATAGCCCTTACAACGGCGTTGCTGGTGTCCCGCATTGGGTAAACAACGAGACAAGCGCAAAGACACAGACCACCCAGACCATAGCGGTTGCGTCATGTATTGCAGTCATCAATGAATATTGCAGCCCGGGAACCCCGACTATCAGTATTGAGGTTCCGGCGACTCAATTTGACACCATCAACTCCGTTATCAATGTCGGCGTGTTTAGTAACGATCAGCCGCTCGCGCAGTTTAATGGCGATGGGCAAACGACATCCGTAGAGCAGTCGAAGACGACTACGAACGTCAGCACCCAGACGCGGATGCACCGCCTACAAACGCTCTACACCGAAGGCTCAGATTTCGTGTTTCAGACGGGCAAGGCATCGGTCACGCTAGAAGAGACAACCGTAGTCTCTCGCGTCAATATCCCACCTGTCCGGACGTTCCGCCCCATCCCTTCTGGCTTTGTGGTCATCCATGATGATTGGAAGGTCAATCACGGACAAGTTGACCCGGCTGGGCAGCGAACATTTATTGGGGTCTACACGCGCACACTTCGCTCCTACGACGGTGGCGGTGCAACGAGCAACGGGTATTCAACCGTGGGCGGTCGCCGACAATGGTGGCCTTCAGGCTCAAGCCCCAGCGTTGCCGCTCCGCTTGCTCTTGGGTACGACGCGAATAACCAAATCGAAGCAAGCTCCGTGCTGGCGCTTGGTAGCAACGCGCAAGCTTACCAAGTCGGCACGGCACAGGACTACGCGTAATGGGCGTACAAGCGTACATCACCGCAGGGCAGACGATTATCCCCGTCCTCTTGCCTGACGCTGTCATGCAGGACACGGCGCGGCAGATCGGCATACCGGAGGCTGACCTGTTCTCGGTTGATGTCCCAGTTGGCATGACGCAGAACACCCGCGCCAGCTTCCTGATTGCATCGACTCAGGTGGCGGCGCTGTTTGCAAGCGTTACCGTGTCCCTGACCCTTGAGGATTCAAGCGGCTTGTCGGTGGTCATTAGCGGCTTGTACGCTCGACCTCCGCAGCCGTTCTTTTGGACGCAGCAGGGCGGCGCGGTGTTGGTGGAATTGGTGGACGAGCGTTGGTACTGGCAGTTCTCATCGGCCGCCATGCTCAATATTGCCCTTGCCCAAACATGGTCGTCCGATGGTCGCTGGCAGGTCAATGGCGCGACCGCCACTACCCCGATCACCACCTACACGGAACTACTTGCGGAAGTTAGCACGTCGGCAAGCGCCGATGGACTGACCGCCCCGATTGGGTTTACGGTGCAAAGCCCGGAGTACATGAGGCGGCTGAGTGACTTGTACGGCTCCCCAAATGTCAGTCTTGCCACAGTCCTTGATGCGATTGCGGTGGCAAATCAGCAGATCATCATTAGCGACGGCACAATTACGCGGTTCATCAGCCGCAGCAATCTTAAAGCGCAGTACAACCTCAAAATGGCTGGCTACAAGACGGCAATGCGGGGAGGTATGCAGCCTGTCAATGGCGCAGCAGCAAGCAGCGACGCGCTAGTGACCCTCTACAACGCGACCGGGTATCAAGCCCGCGCCCCGTTGCTCTGTAGCACCGTGTTCCCCCAGCGCATGGTTGAGGGGTTGACCTACTACAACAACTGCACCATTGCCAACGTCCCCGCTACCGGGCAGAGTTTCACGACAAGCCAAGTCTTCTCGGCTGGGTCGGCGGCAACCTTTACTCGCGCCCCGAACAACCTCGGAGCGGCCTACATCACGGACGCGTCGATTGTGGTGCAGGACAGTACCGGGGCAGTATTGACGAGTTCCCCGGGTTGGAACCCGACACCCTTTTCTACCAAGATTCGGGACGACTACGCCGACCGCAACATGAACATCCCTTTCGGGCGGACGGTTTGGGCTGGGTGGATTCCGTGGTACAACAGCGAGCAGTCAAATCTTGGTCAAATTGGTAATGTCTCCTACCGTCTTGCAGTCATTGATGGGGAATGGTCGCCCTACACCATCTCCTCGGCTGACGAAACCGACTGGCGCTTCGGTCTACAAGGCACGAGCTGGAGCGAACCGAGGGATATTGTCACCGCCAAAGGCAACGCGCAGGCGTACCGGAATTGCGTCGGGGCGACCATCATTGACGTTCCACCGCCCATGTGCCGCTCGTTTCCGGCGCGGATTACAAACCATGAGTATTACGGCAACTGGCGCTGGGCGTACTCGTTTGTGGAGGTTGAACCAAACCCGACCATTGGCGCTACCCCAAGCGTCTCCATTGGGGCATACGCCCGCACGGCAGCGGGTGCAATCGTTGCCCGCAACATGGCCGAGAACGGCAATACCAGTCCTACCCGTATAGCGCCCGGGGTGCTTCAGTCGCACTACAACAACGCGACCGTTGAGCCTCTCGCAATCTGCAACGACACCATCGTTCACATGGTTGAGCAGTTCCCAACCTCTTATACCAGCGGAACAGTTCCTGTAGAACCGCAGTATTGGTTCTCAATGCCGAACGCCGTTAAAGTAACTTGCACCGAACAGCAGTAAGGAGCCAGCATGGAAAAGTGGAATGTCATCTTCGCGCAGGGTGCAGAGTTTCAAGACATTGTCACGGTTGGCGTATGGCCGTCAACCTACCCCGCGCTTAACACGGCTACAGAATGGCGCTTGACCGTCTCTCAGCCAAACACGGCGGCGTTCTTGGTTGCCTCTAGCATCGGCGCAACCCCTAGAATCACTCTCAACGTAGCCATGACCGTGGCAACCATCAAGGTTCCCGCGTCTGTTACGGCGCTTATGCCCCTTGGAAGCGCCCGCTACGACCTTGATATCTTCTTCCCTAGTAGCGTCACCAAGCGGCTTATCTCGCTTGGCGCGGCTCAGGTCAACACCTACGCGGGGGCGATCTGATGTCAGACGTAACGCTCAACATCACCACCTCAGGCGTGGATATCAACGCGGGAGCAGTTTCGGCTATTACCGCTGGGACGGGGTTGACTGGCGGCACGATTACGGGGGTTGGCACGGTAGCCGTGGACTTCGCCCCAAGCGGGTCGGGGACATCTTCACAGGCGGTTCGGGCGACCGATTCTCGGCTTGTGGCCGCCGCTACGCCTCCGCTTCATGCTAGCACACACACGGCGGGCGGAACTGACGCGGTCACCATTACGATGGCGCAGGTCACTAGCCTTGTGACTTCCCTTGCCGGGAAAGCCTCAACGGCTATATCTATTAGCGGCGGGGTTGGTTTAAGTGGTGGCGGCGACTTGTCCGCTAACCGTGTTATAAATGTCATCTACGGAACTGATTCGAATAGTGTCTGCGTTGGCGACGATGCGCGACTCAGCAATTCCCGCACCCCCACAGCGCACGCTGCATCGCATGGGTCGGCAGGATCTGACCCAATTACGGTAGCTCAGTCGCAGGTCACGAGCTTAGTGTCTGACCTTGCCGCAAAGGTTCCGTCAACACGCCAAGTGATTGCCGGAACAGGTTTGACGGGTGGCGGCGACCTGTCCGCGAATCGCACCCTGACCGTTTCCTATGGCACAAGCAGTAGTACCGCTTGCGTTGGTAACGATGCTCGGCTGACTGATTCACGCGCCCCGAACGGGTCGGCAACTGGGGATTTGAGCGGGACATATCCGGCTCCTGTGGTGGCAAAGCTGCAAGGCGTAGCGGTGCAGTCATCTGCCCCAGCAAGCGGCGACTCGCTTGTCTATGTCCTTGGGTCAACTGAGTGGCAGTCGCAGCCTGTGACCGATGTTCAAACATTCACAACCGCCGGGGCGGCGACATGGACGAAGCCCATCGGCTGCAAGGCCGTGGAAATCATCTGCATCGGTGGCGGCGGTGGCGGCGGTAGCGGTCACGCGCACGCGTCTGGCAGCAAGGGCGGCGGCGGTGGTGGCGGTGGTGCAGGAATCACGGCTATCAAGTACGCAGCGGCAGACCTTCCGGCAACCCTTACGCTAGCAATCGGCGCGGCTGGAACAGGCGGCGCAGGCGTAGTGGCTTCAAATAACGGAAATACAGGCGCGGCGGGCGGAATCTCTACGGCCATTAGCGCGGGTATCACCTACGCGTACGCGGTCGGTGGCCTTGCTGGCGCGGCAGGTACTAATAGCGGTGGAGCGGGTGGCGCGGCTAGCACAGCGGGCGACGCGCTCTATATCGGCGGCGCAGGCGGCGCAGGCGGAACAACAAGCTCGGTAGGCGCAACGGCTGGCTACAGCGTTGGCGCTCCCGGCGGCGGCGGTGGTGGCGGGATGCCCGGTAGCGGTACGGCGTTCGCTGGCGGCACAGGTGGCACGCGTCTCCATATTGGTACAGGCGGAGCAAACACAGGCGGCGCAGGCGCTGCGGTGGGATACTACGGATCAGGTGGCGGCGGCTCGCCGTCTCTTGTTGGTACAAGCGTTGCAGGCGGCGCAGGAATCTACGGCTCAGGTGGTGGTGGATCGGGCGCGGCTACCGTTGCAACGGGCGCGGGTGGCGCAGGCGGCGCAGGAATCATCGTGGTAATTTCAGAATTCTAACGCATACAAATGACCATCGAAACCGCATCATCTATCGACCGATGGCTTCGCTTTGCCCAGTTCTTCGTGGCGGTCACGGCTTTAGTGGCCGCGCTTGTCTACGCTGGGAGCCGTTCGGAACGCGACGAGCAGCAGACCAAGAGCCTCGAAAAGATGGCGGGCGAACTAGGCAAGATCCAAGAACTAGCGACCGCTGGCAACGCACAGATTCAAGTCATTGGGGAGCGCGTGCGCGGGCTAGAAGATCGCGTTACGCGTATCGAGAAGCGTTGAGCCGTTGGTGGCTCACCTTCGCCATGCTCGCCCTCCTAGGGGGTTGTAGCCCCGTGCAAAGGATCGCGCAGTCGTCCAACGACATCCGCGCCGAGGCGCAGGGACTGATCCAGCGCGGGACGGAAACCGGAGATCCGGAGGTCGTTGCCCGGGCTACCCGTATCGACGCGCTCGCGTCCGGGATTCACGTCAGCCTGTCTGGGGTGGAGGACAAGACCCCTGCGTGGATGACCATGCTGACCTACGGGGCTATTGCCGTGGTAGCCGTGGCGCTCGTCATTGTCCTGTGGCAGACCGGGCTAGGGACGGCGATACGGGTCGCTATTGGTTGGATTCCTCGCCGGAAAGTAGTTGCGGCGGAGCTTGCGGTCGATATGCTAGATACTGCTCGCCCTGAAGGGGAGCGGGAGATGGTGGCCGTCATGCGGGCGCAAGATCCCTTGTTTGATGCGGCGTTTAGAAAATCAAAGATACAACGAAAGGCATAAACATGATCCTCGCAGACACCCTAGGGAATATTTGGTTTGCTCTCGCCGCTGCCGCCATTGCTTTCGGCGCTGGTTGGTATCTCTGCATGAAGAAGGCTGGCAAGTGATCCGCGTTGTGATCCTCGCCCTCTGCATTGTGATCGTGGCGTGAGCGCACTCCCGGCGGTTTCGTGTTGCTGCGACCCCGGCGTGTTGTGGTACGCCCTCAAGTGCGAGGACTACTTTGCCAATTATTGCTGCGAGCCTGATTGCTCGCAGGCTCCTGCTCGCATTGAGTTCTGCATCGGCTATCTGATTTCGATAGGCATCCCCGACCCGCCAGACATTGCGACCAAGTGCTACTACATCTCTTACGACTGCTGCATCTATATTTTGACCGGATTCGAGGCCTTACCCTGCCCGAACCCGCTTTCGATTTACCCGGTCAACGTGGGTGAATTGGTTGAGATCAAGAACCGTGCCGCGCAGGGGCCGCCGTGCTGCTATGCCGCGCCCCAGCAGCAGGGGAACCCGGGCGGGATTGCAGACCTGCAAATCCCTGAGTACGGCCCCGCCATTGAAAACAATCCGCAGCTCCCATGCGAGGAATTGGTGGCGGAGTGCTACCCCTTCAAAGATCAAGCCGGAACGGTGAAAGGGAGCGGGGTCACGATTGCAAGCTCCGCTCGCACCTGTATTGAGACGATTGGCGTTCCTTGGTACGTTCGTTGCGATCACGGCCCGCCAGTAGAGATCGTCAGCCTCGACGTGGGTATGTCGCAGGAGATGAGCTTCTGCACCGTGCGCGACCCTGTGACCCCCGCTAGTTGCCCGAATCAAGTCACTCAGTCATACATTGAGTACATGAATTGCCCGGACTGCGAACCGGAGGGCGATTGCTGCGGCAATACCCCAATTTGCGAGGACGTGCCTGACTACTGCGAGAGTTTTGAGGATCGCTTTGAGACGTACGACGTGCGGACGTGCTACTCGCTCGGTGGGTTTGGTTGCCCGTCCCATGACGAGGACATCATGACCATTGTCTTTCCGGCCTGCTTTGCGCCGGGGATTGACCCCGAAAGCCCGGGCGCTCAGGCGGCGCTCAATGCCCTCTTCCTTGGCCCGACCGGGATTGTCCACATTGACCAAGAGAACACGGTCGCAACGGGCTGGGGAACGCTTGGAGCGCCGAAGCTAAGTGTCTGCGGTCTTGACATCGTGATCTTCTCAGGCAACGCCGCGCACATTGCCGAGCGCATCAATACCCGTATCGGGGCGCTGGTGACGGCTTCCGGTATCCCGCCGTGGTCGGCGTACTTCTGGTTCGGCAATCGCCAGAGCTGCGTATTGTGCGACTGGCAGACCCCAAACGACCGCCCCGGGTTCTCTGATGGGGATACCTTGACGGTTGACCGCGTGGCGTTTACGAATGGAAATCAAGACATTACGGTCACGCTTGTCGGCTCGTCCCCTCGATATTACGCCTGCGCGTCGCAGACCTTGCTTGTCGATTACCCGTGGCGGATGACAAGCGAGAACACTTGCAACGCGTCCATCTCAGCCATCAGCGCAACCCCAAACAACTTCGTTATCCAATGCCTGTCCTTCCCCGAGTATTCATTCGGGGAGCGGTACACCATGAAGCGCGTGCAGGAGTACGCGTCACCCGATATCCAGATCTGTGTGGATTACGGCTTCTATCAACCCGCAACCAATTGCGAAGCCCGCGACGGGTGGCCGTTAGAAGACATCACCGTCACAATCGGCAACGACATCATCGTGCTTGTGTATGGCTGGACTTCGCTTTGCCCGGGGATGCCTGACCCGCGCACGGGCTGCTACGCCTACCCATTCGTTTACGAGCCAGCGCCATGCTGCCCAGATCAGTACCCGGACTGCGCTCAATGGAACATCGATCACCCCCTCCCGCAGCCATGCGTGCGTTCTGTCCAATACCCCCGCATCTTCTGCAAGTCTGACGGCT